ATATTTAAAAATCTGTTCCCTACATCATTGTCCGCTTTGGACTTTGATATAGCATCAGGAAGCGTAGAATATTTCACAGCGATAGCATCGTTCAAATATACTATTTTCGAAGTAGAACCCTTATAATATAACTTGGAGTTATTATGAATACAAAAAAGAAGATTACACCAATGGCTTTGCCGAAGGTGCCTGCATTGCCTAAAGTGCCAACAACATTGACACCACCTGCCAATCCAAACGAACAAAAATTGGAAGTCAAATTAGATGACTTGCGAAAAGAAAAACTTTTCATAGCAACTCCTTGCTATGGCGGAATGTTAACAGAAGCGTATTTCCGCTCAACAATTAGATTATTGACATTCTGTAATCAGCATCAAATCCCAGTGGCATTTGGTACTATTGCAAATGAATCATTGGTAACAAGGGCACGTAATGTACTTGTTGCATATTTTCTACAAAGCGATTTTACTCGCTTAATGTTCATTGATGCAGACATCGAATTCCAAGTTGAAGATGTAATTAAATTAATTGCACATAATAAAGAAGTAGCAGTTGGCGCCTATCCTAAGAAGGGTGTTAATTGGCAACGTATTCGCGAATCAGTTAGATTAAAGGATGAGGGTTATTCTGATCAACAGATCGCTTCTTTCGGTAGTGATTATGCTATCAATTTTAAATTCTTAAATCGTGATACTAAACAAATTGCGATTGAGAATGGTCTAATTCGTTTACATGATGGTGCTACAGGCTTTATGATGATTAAGCGTGAAGTTATTGATAAGATGATTAAACATTATCCTGAGCTTAAATATAATAACGATTTGAATACTCCTCCAGAGTTGAATCCGCATTTCTATGCATTCTTTGATACTATGATTGATCCTAAGGACAAGCGCTATTTGTCTGAAGATTATACCTTCTCACGCAGATGGCAAGATATGGGCGGTGAGATTTGGCTTGACCCATCCATCAGCTTGAACCATTATGGTTCATTTAACTTCCAAGGTAATCCTCAGCAAATTATCCAAATCGGTTAATCTAAGGCTTTATATTATGAAATTAACTGAGTTGCAAGATACTTGGGAAGCGGATTGTAAAATCAATGAATTGAATTTAGGACAGGAGTCTATAAAAACTCCTAACCTTCATGCAAAGTATTTGAATCTACTTTCCTCCACCCGTCTCAACCTTCGCAAAACTGAATCTGATTATCTGAATTGCCGACGTAAAAAATATCGGTATTATAGAGGTGAGATGACACAAGTAGAATTAGAAGAAGAAGGCTGGGATCAATGGCAAGGCAATAAACCCCTTAAAAACGAAATGGATGAGTTTCTAACTGTTGATGCTGATTTAGTTATACTACAGGATAAAGTAGAATATTTTAAAACAGTATTATATCAGTTAGAACAAATTGTTCGTTCTATTAATAGTAGAGGTTGGGATATTAAAAATGCTATCGAATGGCAGAAGTTTACTAACGGCATGATGTAATGGCTGATATAGTATTATCGAAAAAAGATGAAGTTTATCTTAGAGTAAAATGCGAACCTTCTCTTGGACAAGAATTAAATGACCATTTTGCGTTTGATGTCCCTGGAGCAAAGTTCCACCCTCTTTATAAGTCTCGTATGTGGGATGGTAAAGTTCGTCTCTATTCTATGTTCACACAGGAACTGTATGTAGGATTAAAAGATTATCTGGAAAAATTCTGCGACGAAAGAGATTATACTATAGATTATAGTAATTATGTACAGGAATCTGATGCTGTAACTTATGATATTGTTAGAAAATTTTGTGAAGACTTAAATATAGGCTCAAAGGGAAAGCCTATCGAAATCAGAGATTATCAAGTAGATGCCGTTTTTCAATCTATTAAAGATGGAAGACGTCTTTTATTATCTCCTACTGGTTCAGGAAAATCCCTTATCATTTATTGCCTTATTCGTTGGCATGAACGATATACTAGAAGACAATTAATCCTTGTACCAACAACCTCCCTTGTAGAACAAATGTATTCAGATTTCCAGGATTATTCTTGTTTAAATAATTGGAAAACATCTGAACATTGCCATCGTATTTACGGGGGACATGAAAAATCTAATGAGTACGATGTTGTTATTAGTACTTGGCAATCGTTATATAAATTACCTAAACCTTTCTTTAAAGATTTTAAAGTAATTTACGGAGACGAAGCGCATAACTTTAAAGCTAAATCGTTAACAAGTATTCTAAATAAATGTACTACATCGCCCTATAGAATTGGTACTACGGGAACATTAGATGGAACTAAAACTCACAAGTTAGTTCTTGAAGGACTATTTGGATCTGTCTATAAAGTTACTACGACCAAAAAACTTATTTCGGATAACCAGTTGGCAAATCTTCAGATTTATAATATAATATTAGAATACAGCGACGAATTGAGAAAAGGTATGAAGAGTAAATCCTATCAGGATGAGATGGATTTTATAGTTCAGTATGAACCTAGAAATAAATTTATACGTAATCTTGCTTTAAAACAAACGGGTAATACTTTAGTATTATTTCAATATGTAGAAAAACACGGCAAACCGTTGCATGAGATGATTAAGGAAAAGGCTGAAAACAGAAAAGTCTTTTTTGTATTCGGAGGAACAGATACAGAACAACGCGAGGATATTCGCAGAATTACAGAACTAGAATCGGATGCTATTATTGTTGCTAGCTACGGAACATTCTCTACAGGAATAAATATTAAAAACCTACATAATATTATTTTTGCATCTCCGTCAAAATCGAGAATTAGAAATTTGCAATCTATAGGTAGAGGTTTGAGAACAAGCGAAACTAAAACATCATGTAACCTTTATGATATTGCAGATGATTTAACATGGAAAAGTAAAAAGAATTATACTTTACTCCATATGATTGAACGGATTAAAATATATAATGATGAGCATTTCAACTATAAATTAGTAAGGGTAAAAATATAATGGAGAATCTTTACTACAAATATTTAAAATTATCCTCAGGTGATAACATCATTTGTATGACAACAGATGATTGTGAGGACATTTATGATAAGAAAAGTATTAAGGTAACGCAACCTGTTATTTTATCTGCAATTCGTATGCCGTCATCTAGAGGAATTGTAGAATCATATATTATGTATCCTTTATTTACTTTTACTGAGGAAGAGGAATATACAATTCCGACAAGTCAAATTGTGTTGGCAATAAACATAAAGGAAAATTTAAAAAATAATTACTTAACTTATCTATCTCAACGAGAGGAAGAAGGCGACGATGAACTTGTTGAAGATGATGATGTTGAAGATGAACTTGAAATTGAAGAAGAAACGATTGATGAATTTTTAAATAGATTAGGAGATGAAATAAATGAAGACAAAGAAACCCAAGAATACGGAGAAGGAATCCTTGTTGGACGAGTTGGTAGAAATCCAAAAAGACTCCATTGAGATTCCACAAACTTCTCATTACGTAGATAATAAAAAATTCTTAGCAGCACTTATAGAGTATAAATCTGGCATAGATGCTGCTAAGGAAAAGAATGAGGAACTGCCACAGGTACCAAGATACATAGGTGAATGCTTTATTAAAATTGCTACACACTTATCGTATAAATCAAATTTTATTAATTATACATTTAAAGATGATATGATTTCAGATGGCATTGAAAACTGTTTAACAGCTGCCGCAAAATTTGATCCAGCAAAATCATCTAATCCATTTGCATACTATACTCAAATTATTTACTTTGCCTTTATTCGAAGAATCCAAAAAGAGAAAAAACATCAGGCAACTAAATATAAAATTATTGAGAATTTAGACTTAGATTCAATTATCCAAAATAGTGATGATTCGGAATCCAGTAGACAACTTGTAGATTATTTGAAAAAGCAATTGGATAATATAGATCCCGAAAGAAGGGAAACTCCTTCTGAAACGAAATCTAGAAAAAAGAAATCGGCAGAAAAGGATGATTCTTTTATTGACACAATGTTCTAAATATATTATAATTATAGCATGATTAAAACTGATGATGAGATAATGTACATTCTTCAAGAAGAATGCGCAGAAGTAACACAAGCAATTTCAAAATGTTTACGTTTTGGTATAGACAATTACAAACCCGGAAAGCCAAAAACTAATAGAGAACATCTTGCTGAGGAATTGGGTGATCTACAGGCAATGATTGATTTGTGTATTAAATTTAATATTGTTAGCAGTGAACAAGTAAGTGTTGCCGCTGATAATAAAATTGCTAAACTTAAAAAATGGTCTACAATATATGAGCAAACTGAAAATATCTGAACTATTTTATAGCATACAGGGCGAGGGTCGTTATATGGGCGTACCCTCTGTCTTTTTAAGAACCTTTGGTTGTAACTTTACTTGTGGCGGCTTCGGTATGCCGAGAGGAGAACTGAGCAATGAGCGTTTTAAAGTCGATGGGGAAAGTTATAGTAAATATAATGACTTACCGCTTGTCCATACTGGATGTGATAGCTATGCTTCTTGGGATCCTAGGTTTAAGCATCTTAGTCCCGTTCTTGATAGTAATGATATTACCGAGGCTATTATTGATACGCTTCCTCACAAAGAATGGAAAGACGAGCATCTCGTAATTACTGGCGGCGAACCTTTATTGGGTTGGCAAAGAGCATTTCCTGATCTTTTAGATCATCCAAAGATGGCAGGATTAACAGAAATCACATTCGAGACAAATGGTACCCAACCTCTAACTGAAGAATTTAAGAAATACTTATCCGAATGGAGTCGCTGGAAAAATAGAGAAATCACATTTAGTGTAAGCGCTAAACTTCCTTGTTCTGGAGAAAAATGGGAAGATGCTATTATACCAGAAGTAGTTGTAGATTATGAAACAGTAGGTACAGCATATCTAAAATTTGTTATTGCTACAGAAGAGGATTATAAAGATGCAGAATGTGCAATTGCCGCATATCGCAAAGCAGGGTTTAAGGGTCATGTGTATCTTATGCCTGTCGGTGGCACTGAGCAGTTGTACAGTCTTAATAATAGGGCCGTGGCTGAAATCGCAATGCGAAACGGATATAGATACTCAGACAGACTACAAATACCTTTGTTCAAAAACGCTTGGGGAACATAAATGAATAGACACTTATTACATGAAGTAGAAATGATGGGCATAGAATTATGCTCTCCATATAATGATGGCTTTACTACTTGGGATATTAAAAAGCAATTATATCTTATTCAAGACAGAATAAATAAGATAATGGAACGGGCACCTTCTCATGTGGGTGAACAAAAATGGTTAGATGAAAACATTAACAAAAAGGAAGAACTATGAACGCACATAACGATATCAAAACAAGCTTGGCAGCATATGAGGCTGAGAATGAAAAATTTACTAAAGGAAATGCTGCCGCAGGTACACGTGCCCGCAAAGCATTAGCAGAAATGTCTAAAGCTATTAAAGCAAGACGTAATGAGATTACCGAAGAGAAGAATGCTCGTGCTGAGGCTAAAGCAAAGGCATAAATAATAATGTTACACAAAGGTAACAAAATTCAATTATCATATCCGTGTAAGGAAGGATTCAAAAATGTCATACAACAAAACAAAAACTGACCCTGAGTTAGGTCAAAAGGTACACGAACATCTATTTAAAATGGGTGTCGAAACTCCCCGCAGAGATAACGGTATAGATCGCAAATTAAAAATTGCAATGATCGAAGAAAAGTTCCAAGATATTATGGGAATACTTGGATTGGATTTAACTGATGATAGTCTTATAGAAACACCTAAACGTGTTGCTAAGATGTATGTGAATGAAATTTTCTGGGGATTAGATTATGATGCATTTCCAAAGTGTACGACTGTTGATAACAAGATGCATTACAATGAAATGGTCGTTGAACGCAACGTCAATGTCCAAAGTAATTGCGAACATCACTTTGTTGTTATTGATGGTTTGGCTACCGTTGCTTATGTTCCTAAACAGAAAGTCCTCGGACTATCTAAAATTAACCGCATTGTTGAGTATTTCAGCAAGCGCCCTCAAATACAAGAACGACTCACTGAACAGATCTTCCATACTCTCCAATTTATATTGGAGACTGAAGATGTTGCGGTAATGATTGATGCTCAACACTATTGTGTCAAATCTAGAGGTGTTGAAGATACAGGTTCATCTACAGTAACGGTTCGTCTCGGTGGTGGATTTAAAACAGATACATCCGCAAGGAATGAATTTTTAAGTATTGCAAGAATGTGTGGTAGATAATGGCTGTTAATATTATGGTTGACTTGGAAACAATGTCAACAAGATCGAATGCTGCTATTTGTTCTATTGGTGCAGTAAAATTTGAAGGTAAAGAAATACTTGATACTTTTTACTGCACTGTAGATATCAAATCTTGTAAAGATGCAGGAATGCATATCTCAAAAGAAACAGTCAAGTGGTGGTCTGAGCAAAACAAAGAAGCATTGCGAGAACTTACTCGTAATAATATCCCATTAAAACAAGCATTAGATGAGTTCGAGGAATGGTTCGGACCCAAGAGTCTAGCTGTCTGGGGTAATGGTGCAGTATTTGATAATACAATTTTGGCAAATGCGTATTTCAATACTGATAGAGAACCACCGTGGAAATGCTGGGATGATCGTTGCTATCGCACAGTCAAAGCATTATTCCATTGGGTACCTGCAGATGCAAGAGAAGGAACATACCATAATGCCTTAGATGATGCTATGCATCAGACTAAACATTTAATTAAAATATTGGGTGAGTAAGTATGAAAACATATAGCAAACGTATTGCTTTTTGTATTAGTGACCAACATCTTGTACCGCATGGAGGCATAGGTCAATTTGCTAAGGGCTTTACTGAGATGGCTAAAGATTTAAATTGGAAAGTCGATTTAATCTTGGATAAGGCATCAAGTAACGATTTTGGCGCATTGGTTGAATCGTTAGGTGCAAATATAATTACTTCGGATGCGCCTATGTCATATAAGAATCATACCGGCACATTTGCATTTACTGATTCTATTAATTTTGAGAAGATGCTCAATTTTAGAAATGCTATAATGAAAGCATTTAATACTAATCTATACGACATGATAGTATGTAATTCATTAGAAGCAATGCCTGCTGCTTTGTCCTTTGATCTAAACAAATATATCCCCGTAGTATTTTACACACACGAAGAAAGTATGGTGTTCCGTGACACTAGAAAATTCAAAGGTGTGTTTGGCGAAAGTTGTAATGAATTTTTCAACAACTTAATGAACCTTGAGAATTGTTATATCGGCACACAATCGGATCGTAATGTAAATGAGATTTTAGGTAATGGTGGAATCAATGTTAAAAAATTACCTATGCCTATGTCCGAGCGAGGTCTTCTTGTAGAAAACAATGGATCAAGAGAAGGTGTACTTTATATTGGTCGTTGGGAAGATAGAAAGAATCCAGAAGCATTTCTTAAAATTATAAAAGAAACAGGATTGCCGGCAAAAATTATTACCAATAGCAATGGTAAGAAAAAATTTGAACTTCGTCTTAAAGAATTAGAAATTACTGATTATGAGATTAAGTCGGGTGTTGTGGGTGATGAAAAGGTTGACTTCATTAAGTCTGCAAGAGTCCACTTTAATCCCTCACTAAGAGAAAACTACCCATTTACATTCTTTGAATGTCTTGGACATATGCCATGTGTTGTTATTGACAAATCTGAATGGGTAACAAACTTTGATAAGAAATATTATATTAGAAAACCTGTAGCAGAAGCAGGTGAAGCCATTAAGGCAATATATGGAATGAAACCTGAAAAATGGTATGGTAACGGTGCACTACAATATATAAAAGATTTAGATTCCAGTACAGCAAAATACTGGAAAGACTTTATTGAATCGTATACACCTTCGGTTGCATCAAAATCGGATTCAGCAAAAATAAATGAGTATTCCGAAATCAAATATATTGACTTTGTTCGCATACTAAATAGGTCATTCTTAGCAATAGATGATGTCAAAAGTGTATTGACAAACAGGTCAAAGTATAATATAATTTACACAGACAAAGACACATACTTGGCAAAAGATCCAAACTTCGTGCCATCTGAAAAAGAAGCAGATAATTTAGAAAGCTTATTCGCATGAGTAAAATATTAGAATATGTTATATCCGGTCCAGCATACTTGAGACTTGGTGCAGAACAATGTAATGACCCTGAGACATTACAAATGATTATTGACATGATTAATAAAACTGTTCATAATAAAAACAATCACCAATTCTCATTATTGTATAATGGATTTACAGAAAAGAACTTTGGTAATAAGTTACAGAAGTTTAGACCAGCAATTAAAAACATTCATGCTGACTCTGGGGGATTGCAAATTATTACTCGGGGATTACAGAATACACCTGAGACAAGAAACAAGGTATACGAGAATCAAGGAACCTATGCTGATATTGGTATGGCGTTTGATGAGATTCCTGTAAAGTCTACATCTGCTAGTGGCGTATCAGCAAAAATTGATACTAAGCGTAGATATGTTGACATGGAAAATTTTGAGTCTTATGCAAGAGCAACAGGCAAGAATGTTAAAGATCAAATTTTAAAATTTGATTCTTTAAAAAGTAACTGTAGACCATTTGCTATTTTACAAGGTTCAGGCGCAGATACTTATGCTAAATGGGCAGAATGTATGCTCGATGAAATACCAAAAGAATTACATAATCGTATCGGTGGGGTTGCGATGGGATCAGCTGCACTAGGTATGGGACCACTTGAAGATGTTAAACGAGCATTCTATGTAAATTCAGTTCCATTCGAAAGACCATTTCATTTACACGTATTAGGTGTTGGTGCACTTAAACGTATTTTACCTTATTTGTTATTTAGTCAAACTGGTCTATATGAAGGTGTAGATATTTCGTATGACTCCACAACACACTCTATGTCATTAGATAATGGGTTGTTTTACTTTTCACATTGTAAGAAAAACAACCCAGGTGATTATGGTGGTTCTTCAGTTAAAATGGGAAGAGAATATTCTAACATTTACAGAACAGTAACTGAAGAAATTAATAGTGTTTGTGGCACAGAATATACACCCGAAGAATATCACAAGTTAATGAACATTGCTGTTGGTCTATATTTAGAACAAGGCGGAAAATTCATAGATGTAATGAGAGCAAGACTCGCATTCATCTTAACTAATGTGCATAATTTCACAATGGATGTTTCTGAACTAATGAATTCTAAGGAAAATTTCTTGAGATTCTGCAGAGATAAAGGTTGTGAAAATGAATACTCTACATTGTTTGATGTAAAGACTAATGATGATTTTCTTTATTGGGAAAAGCATGTTGGTAAATTTATGGACTCGGAGCCAGTTAATTCTGTAGCTCCATCTTCACTTGAGGACTTATTCGCATGATTGTAAAAACAGATAGTTATATTTGGGTTACCTTTCAGAAAGAAGGTATCCATAAGTATCCTGCAGCAGCAACTGATCCAAAGTTAGCTACAGGTGATTGGTTAGATGTTTCATTCTTAGGAACACCTCATAGACATATTTTTCATTTCAGAGTTGAGATGCAGGTATTTCATGATGATAGAGATGTTGAATTTATACAAGCAAAGCGTATTATGGAACGATGGTATGCTGATGGAACATTACAATTAGATTATAAATCTTGTGAAATGATGGCAAAGGATCTTTACGATAAATGTATTAGTACATGGCCAGATAGAGACTACGTAATTGAGGTTTCGGAAGACAAAGAGAATGGTTGCAGAATGTATTTCTCGCATATCAAAGGCAAAGATATCACACCTAGGATGTATGTAAATGGGTAAATTATATTATATGGGTTTGGAACCCTATGAAGGTCGCTATACTTTACAACTTCAGCAATGGAGCGAGGCAGCATTTAAACGCAGAGGAATTGACTATGAGATTATTCATGGTGATATTCTTGACGATTCTAAATCTATTGTAACAGGACAAGTTCTTGATGCACACGGTCGTAGTTATTATTCGTTAACACAGATGGCGAATCTTGTTAAGAAAATGAAGTCAGGTCAGATTACCTGGGAAGATACTATTTTCTTTGAGGATATGTTTACTCCGGGTATTGAAGCAATACCTTATATTGTGGATCAATTACCCTGGGAATATCAACCTGAAATTTTTATTCGCTGTCTTGCACAAACAATAGATCCAGATGACTTCCTTCATGTATGGGATATGCAGGAGTGGATGGGACATTATGAAAAGATGTGTGATACTTGGGTAACGGGTATTCTTGCATCTAATGAGGAGATGGTTGCACATATGAAGATTGCGGGATGGAAGGCACCAATCTTTAACATCTCTGGACTAGCATTTGATAAAGATGAAGTACAAAGTCGTGTTGCTGAAATTAAACCATTCATTAATCGCAAAAAGCGAGTAGTATTTGCTGCTAGATTCGACCAGGAAAAACAACCTGGATTCTTTATGGATCTGATTGAAGACTATGGCAAGTATAATCGAGATGTAGAGTTTGCTGTTTTATCAGGTGGACCATTGCGTAGTAACGATGAGAAATATTTAAGCAGAGCGAGGGAATTAGAAAAGACTGCAAATTTTAAGATCTATGAAAATCTTAAAAAGAATGAGTATTATGAATTACTAGCTGATTCTCGAGTATTGTTTAATTGTGCTTTACAGGATTGGGTAAGTAACACAGCATCAGAAGCAGATGCACTGGGCACAAACTGTTTATATCCTGCGTATAGATCTTTTCCCGAGACATTTGCCAATGACGCAGAATGTTTATATGTGCCCTGGTCTATGGAAGATGTTAAAAATAAATTAGATCACCTATTAGTTAAGCCAAGAAAGAAAATGGGTCATTTATCTAATTGGACTACTGGAACTATTGATAGATGTATAGACATTATGATTGATGGATCCGAAACATGGTATCGTAATACTAAGGATTATAGAAACAATGTCCCCGGTGCAAAATACTAAAAACGTAATTGTAACAGGTGCCTCTGGTTATATAGGTGGCACTATATGTATTGAACTTAAGAAACAAGGTTATACTGTTATAGGTATTGATCGTAGACCATTGCCAAAACATCTTGAGTCTTATGTAGATCAATTTGTAAATGAATGTTTTACTCATCCATGGTCGCTTGAGCATATTGAGAAAAAACCCGTTGCTATTATACATTGTGCCGGAACAAGTTTAGTTGGACCTAGTATAAGGAATCCTCATGACTACTATGAAAATAATGTAATTAGAACTGAAAAGTATTTGGATTACATTAGACGCTGGTCTCCTTTTACTAAATTTATTTTTAGTAGCAGTGCTGCAGTATATGGCGACCCGTTGGGGGCAATTCTAATCGAAGGCGCTGATACTAAACCAATATCGCCGTATGGTGAATCTAAACTAATTACTGAGATGATGCTAAAATCATTTAATAAAGCATATGGTTTAAATTATGTCTCATTCAGATACTTTAATGCTTGCGGTGCGGTTGAGGGTGGCTTACATGGACAAGAACCTGAAGCAACTCATATCTTTGCTAAAATATTTGAAGCAGTTGAAAAGAAACAAGACTTTACTTTATATGGAGCCAATTATCCTACTAAAGATGGTACTTGTGTACGAGACTATGTTCATGTTACCGATATTGCCAAAGCACATATATTAGCTATTGAAAATAATATCAAAGGGATATATAATATAGGATCAGTTAGAGGATACTCTAATCTAGAAATTTTTGATGCCGTAGAAACATTCTTATTGAATGAAGAAGCAATACATAACAAGATTGTTGTTCACATTGAACCTAATAGAGAAGGCGATCCTGCAACTTTAATTGCAAGCTCTGCAAAATTGAAATCTGAAACAAATTGGAAACCTGAAAAAGACTTATATGATATCATTCAAGATCTCTATTGCTGGTATTTTTCAGAAAATTATATGAAATTAAAAAAGCGGTCTTCAAACGTCATTCACCCCGCTATATAAACTCTGCATGTCGTCAAACTTACTCATTGGAGGCAAGAGATGGCTAAATATATCTCAACAAAAACTTATAGACAAATAGGACCCGTAGCATACAGACAATGGAGAGCCGATAGTCATTGCAATTTAATTCATGGATACGCTTTAAGTTTCCACTTTGAATTTGAATGTGATACTTTAGATGCTCGTAATTGGTGCATGGATTTTGGTGGTCTAAAAGATTTAAAACATAACTTAGAAGATTGGTTTGATCATACACTATTGGTTGCACAAGATGATCCTCAGCGAGATGAACTATTACGCTTAGGTACACTTGGTCTTGCTAAGATCACAGAAGTTGAAAAGACAGGGTGTGAAGGTATTGCAGCCTTCCTTTATGAATATGTAAATACTATTTATTTACCTCAATATGGCAAAGCGGAAGCAGAACGTATTTGGTGTTGTAAAGTAGAAGTTCGTGAGACAGATTCTAATATGGCTATGAGAGTAGGTCACCGCGAGGATCAAGAGTTTATTGATTGAGGTATATAACTAATAAAGATAAATCAGTAAACCTTCCCTATGAGGAGGGTTTATTGGAATGGTTACAAAAACAGTATCCATTTTCTAAATACTATATTGTAGAAATAATATGAATTGGTTTTTAAATTCGCTTGATAGTGTTGGTCGTAAGCGTATTGTTATGGATCGTATAGATAATGAACCATACCTTGAACGATACTATCTTTTTCTTAAAGATAGAAAAAAATTCCCCTTTAATATCTTTTTACATAAATTCCTAAAAGGAGACCCTGACGATGTACATGATCACCCATGGCCGTACTGCACTTTCATACTTAAAGGCGGTTATTATGAATGGATACCACAATTTAATTCCGATGGCACAAAATCTAGTGAGG